AACAGTCAGAATCCGAACCGTGTTGATGTCCTGTGGACCGGCACTCTTATTAACCAACTGCGTGTGTTTGCGCTGCTTAACCAGTTCCGCCTGATGCCGGGCAACTAAGGAGAAAACATGGGCGATACATCTAACCGTCTGGCGGGAACGGCTCACGTCTCCGTCAACGGCATGTCAATTATGGTGGCGGCGGACTTTAAATACAGTCCGTCCACGGTCACCCGCGAAACCCTGACCGGTATGGACTTTGTCCACGGTTACAAAGAAAAGCCGGTTGCCGGTTTTATCGCGATGCGCGTCCGTGATTCCGGCGGTACCACCGTGGCGGATTTTAACGGCATGACCAATGTGAACGTGGTGGCTGAACTGGCGAACGGCAAAACCATCATCGGTCAGGGGCTCTGGGTTGTTCAGACTCAGGAAGTAAACAGTGAAGACGCCGTGTTTGACGTGCGTTTTGAAGGTCGTTCGGTAACGGAGAACTAATTGTGGAAACAACAAAAACTATCACGCTGAGTAAACCGCTGGAATCCAATGACGGCAAAGTCCGCTATGAGGAAGTTAACCTGCGAGAGCCGTGCCTTATCGAAGTAGAGCAGTTTTATGATGTGCAGAATAAGGCCAGCAACTCGCTTCCCGGTATGCGCCGGCTGATTTCCCTGGTCAGTGAAATCCCGGAAACAGAACTGAAAAAAATGGCGATCACTGACTTCAAACAGTGCCGTGATTTTCTTACCCCTTTTTTGGCATAAATGCTCTCCGGTCATGGCAGCGGCTGGCGGCAAAGGTGACCTGGTTTTACCGGTGGGGGCCGCGTGATGCGTGGCTCCTGTCAAAAAGCCGTCTGCACTGGTGGGTAGAGCAGTCCGAAGAGATTAAAAGCGGAGATTAGTTATGGCGGGTAATGCCTTTGATTTTGAACTGAATGCGGATGACCGCGCAAGCGGTCAGATTACGGTTCTTGAAGAAAAAATCCGTAGTCTGAATCCGGCACTGGATGAGGCTCGGGATAAACTGAAACTCGGCGGTGATGAATCAGTGACCGGGCTGCGCGGTATCGGTGATTTACTCCGTGATGTATCCGAGGAGGCGAAATCCGGCGTTCAGAGTATCGGGGACATGATCCCGCCGCTGAAAAACTTTGGTGCACTGGCCGGGAAGCTGACTGGTATTGGTGGTATCGGTGCAATTATCGCCGGTGGCGGCAAGCTGATTACGGGGATGGCGGAGGAAGGTAAAAATATCACTACATCAGCCGCCAATACTGGTATGACAGTTGAAGAAAGCACACGTCTTAGCGGTACATTGCAGCAGAAAGGCGTCAGTAAGGATGACGCCCGAAATCAGATGGAGGGGTATTACGAAAAGCTCAGTCAGGCGGTAATTGGTAAAGATGATCAGTTGCTGGCGTCAATCCGAAGCATCGGTGCTGATGTTGTCCGCAGGCCTGATGGTAGTGCGGATGTGACAAACACACTGCTCAGTATTGAAAAGGCGATTAAAACACTGCCGGAGCACCGTAACTGGGAATTGCGTGACAACCTGAAACTGACACCCGATATGATTGCATTGCTGCGCGAGGGGGATTTACAGGGGAGACTCAATAAATCGGATAAATTCGGCCTGACCATGGATGGGGAGTTCGCTGAAAAAATGACCGAGGTGGATACTCAGTTAAGCGAAGCTGGTGCTAAATTGACCGGGAAAATGAATCAGATACAGAAGTCGCTTTATGAGTTTATTGATTCACCCAGCATAATCCCTGACTTCGGTGATCTTGATGGCGCCATGAAAAATATCCGTGAATCCGAGCTGCGTATAAATGATACGGAAGATAACTTTTATCATGGTGATAAGCGTCAGGATATTATTCGTTGGGCTGCTAAAGACAAGGAGTACAGGGATTCACTAAGTTGGTTTGAGGACTTGCGGATGACTGCCCTCGACCCGGACGACAAAATGTATACTGATATCTATAACAAATGGAGTGATAAATGGGAGGAACAGAGGGAACGAGCCGAAGCCGGTAAAAACAAGCCAGCATTAAATAGTAAGGTGCCTGATAACTGGGTGCAGGATGAGCAATATAATCCAAACCGGCGCGGATTGAGAAATAACAACCCTGGCAACCTGATCGCTGCACCAAACAGCACGGGGTATGATTACGGTAACGACCATCGGTACGTCAAATTCGGGTCATCCAGAGACGGAATAGCAGCAATGTCACGCCAGCTAATGCTTGATGCTGAAGATGGGCTGAATACTTTCGACGGACTCCTGAAGAAGTACGCACCAGCTAAGGCAAAAAATAACACTCAGGGATACATAGATCGGGTATCAAAAGGCACTGGATTTGGTCCGCATGAGCCGCTTAATATGCATGATCCTAATGTACTGGCTAAGGTCATTCCTCATATGATTAAGGTCGAAAACATCGAGCAGCCGTACAGCTACCAGGAGGTAATGGATGGCATAATGGATTCAATTATGGATGATCGCTGGAAAGGGCTTCGTAACCCCGATAGGGTCAGAGAACAGCGTGACATGATAGCCATGCAGCAGACTCAACAACAAGAGACTGCATCAGCAGCGACCGACTTTAAAATAGACAGAGACCCAACTCAGGCGTTACTGGCTTTCACTGAGCAGTTATCCCAAGTGCTTCAGGAGAATAAATCTGGCGGTACACTGGAAATTGTCCTGACTAACGCGGAAACCGGAACAAAAAGCACCGTAAACGTGAAACCGAAAGGTAGGGTGACAACTGCGATGAACATGCCGTAGCGGTTGTAACCGGGGGAAATGGTGCCATGTTTGTCCAAAAAAGACAAAAACAAGTAACCAAATTTAGGTATTGATGGTTAAATAAGATATAGGGTATTAACTGCTGGGTATTGATATGAATGATTCATCCAAAATCATGTTTTTTTATACAGTATTTGATCGTGAACAATTCAATATTAGGGAGGGGGCATTGCCACCACCCAGCCCGACTTACAATTTACCCAAAGGTGGAGTGATCACCGTTGGTTTTTCTTTTGGTGTCATGTTGTCTATTGATAACAATTATCATACCGTAATTTTCATTGCCGATGATAGTGGAAACCAGCTATCAAGCACGGAAGATCAACGTATTGCTGTTGATGGATACAATATATCTTCGGAAATTAAAGAATACGAGAAAGAAGTGATAGCTTTGGCAAAAATGGATGTTGATACTAATATTTTGAAATCAGGGCGACACAAAGCAACTATAGAGCTGCGGGAAGGGCTTACACCAAATGAAGGGGATGATGTTGCCAGAGAAGTCATCCATACATTGGATACATATTTTTACATAAATATGGAGAACCAATAGATGGGACCCAGTAATATTAGTTTTGCTGATTTTAAAAATAAAGGTTCCAGAGAAAAAATTAAAGATGGAAAAAATAACTCTGGAGGGGGAGGCGGAGATATGGAATCACGAGTAGCTCGGCTGGAGTCTGATGTCAGCCATATCAGAACCGACATTTCAGATATAAAATTTGATATCAGAAAACTGTCCTCAGATAACGCTGATCTTAAAGCAAACATGTTAGTCCTGATACAAAAAATAGATGGACTCACTGATGCAACATCTGACATAAAAAGAATGGTTATCGGCCAACCATCATCTGAAGAAACCAATGGTAAATTTGATTTAATCAACAGTACATTAGCCGAGATGACGGACAAGGTATCTAAGCGCCCATCAGAAGATAAGTTGAATGTAAAATTCACCGAAATGAGCAGCGAAATAAAACTGCTTACTGAAAAAACTGAAGGTAAATTAAAAGATATCAGGCTTAATATTATTTTGTGGATTCTCGGGCTGCCATCCGTGATCTTTGGGGTATATAAATTATACCAGGCATTAAACGCTTCGGCATAAAGACCCGCTCCGGCGGGTTTTTTGTTGGTTTAGCTTTACGTCCGACATTCTCCCGCCAAGGGGTTATCATCTAGTACATTCGATTAAAGTCATCGTCGTTTCTGTCGAGAAAGCATTCGGTGCGCTCAGATTGGTTTTTTATCCGGTTGCATTTTCTGGATACATTAGCGTTCTTATCATGCATGGTTCTGACCTCTGCCTTTTCTGCCGGAGTTAATTCCCAATAATTTTTTCCCTGGCATCCGGTGAGGAGTAATGGCGTCAGTAGTAATAAGGTGTATTTCATATTCTTGCGTTGCTTAAAGTATTCAGGTAGCGGATTTTAATCTAAAAAAAGAAATTTGCATAATGAATAATCAAGGCTATCTGAAGGAAAGTGCATTATGTGACCATGATTAATTTAACACTCATTTTCCTCAAATAACTCCCATAATTTATGATCCCCGCTTAACTGCGGGTTTTGTCGTTGGAGCCCACATGCCAATTATCAAAGATGCCATATCTGATCTGCTCGGTATTGATCCGGACTGGAATTGGTCTGAACATCTGCAACAGGCTTCATTCCGTGGTGTGCCGTTCGGTGTGATCAGCGGTGAAAGTGTTTTCGGTCGTCGCCAGGCCATTCATGAATATGCGTACCGCGATCAATCCTGGATAGAGGATATGGGTCGTAGCAATCGCCGGATCACCATAAAGGGATTCCTGATTCAGGACAGTCTCGTTTATGACGCGCCGGATGTTATCACCCAGCGCGATAATCTGGTGGCCGCCTGTGAAGTTGGTGAGGCCGGAACGCTGGTTCACCCGACACTCGGGGAAATGACCGTCAGCGTGACTGAGAGCGGCCTGCGGGTGTCAGAAAACGCAGAAAGCGGCCGGGTGTTTGAATTTGAGCTGGTGGTTATCGAGTCCGGCCTGAAAGTGTTTGCCATCACCGGCAGCGAAAAAACCGGTGAACTGACGTTCGGGCAGTGGCTGAAAGAAGCAGCACATACCACCCTGAAAACGATCGCCATGATTAAAGGCGAAGTGCGGTCAGTCACGCAGATGATGAAGACGCTGAAACAGACTGCGGATTTCTGGGTAAATATGGTCAGCAGTTCAGTTGATGAGGTCACTAATCTCAGTAACTCACTGAACAGCGTGTTCGGAAGCAACAAATACGGCCGCTATCAGAAAGGTAGCGCGGGCGGAGCGGTGTCTGGTGCGACCGGCAAGCGCATACATCAGGGTGATGCTGATGACCGTGAAATTATCGATAAAACGCTGAACCAGGCCATTATTGACCGGCAACGGCTGGATGAAACACTCAGCGCGGTCAGTGATGCCGCATCCCCGGAAGATGTGATCGCACAGATACAGCAGGTGTTTGTCATCCTGATCACTATGGACGGTGACACCGGCCAGAAGATACAGATCCTGAATACATTATCCCGGTTCCGCAACCTGGAATATCAGCAGGCGGAGCAGGATAAGAGAATTGCCGCACTGGCTGAAATGATGCTGGTTGTGCTGGCGGCATCGGCGCTTTCGGTTGTGGCCGGACAGTTTGACCCGACAAACAGCACTGAGGCCGCCGGATATCAGCGGGAGGTTTGTCAATCCCTTGATGATGCCATGACTATTACCGGGGATCTGGCGCTGGATGATATTTATCTTACTCTCCTGAACCGGCGCGAACAGGTTGTTATTTTCTTCACCGATAAAGGCTCCGAACGCGGCCGCCTGTCGTCTTACGCTCTGCCGTCGGTGCTGCCGTCTCTGAATGTGGCCAACCGCCTGTATCAGGATGCAACCCGCAGCGACGAGCTGGTGATGGAGACTCAGCCACGACATCCGGCGTTTATGCCGGTCAGATTTAAGGCACTGAAAAAATGACGGAAGAGACGAAAAAAACCGAAGAATTATCCCTGGTGATAAACGGCAAGCGTATTTCCGGCTGGGACAGTGTCCGGGTTACCCGTGGTATTGAACGGCTGCCGAACGATTTTGAAATCAGCCTGATGGATTACTACCCGGCAACGGATGAAAAACAGCTGTTTAAACCGGGTGATCCCTGTGAGGTGTTTCTCGGTCAGGATCGGGTTATTACCGGTTATATCGACACGTGGAACGGGCAGATCAATAAAAATCAGCATCAGATAAGTGTCTCCGGCAGGGGGAAGTGTCAGGACCTGGTGGACTGCTCAGCCAAATGGCCGAACAACGTGATCAGCCAGTCCAACGCCCTGCAAATCGCACAGAAACTGGCGCAGTGGTACGGAATAGAAGTGACGAGCACCATTCCTGATAGTGAATTACAGATTGTTCCGCAATTCACTCTGAACTGGGGAGAAGTTTGCCAGCAGGTGATCGAACGCTGCTGCCGGTACTCTGCACTGCTGTATTACGAACAGCCGGACGGAAACCTGCTGCTGACCCGCGTCAGTGACAAAGTGGCAGCCAGCGGCGTGGAGCAAGGTAAAAATATCGAAAGCGCTGATTTCTCGGATTCTATGGCGGAACGCTATTCCGACTATACCGGTGTATCACTGTCTGTTACCCCGTTTGCCGGGGATGTGTCAGCGGTACAGAACGCCTCGGCGCGGGATCCGGAAGCCGGGAAAATGCGGTACCGGAATTACATCACCATTATCGAAAGTACCCTGATCACCGCTAAACGGGAGCAGGAGAGTATCGACTGGGAAATGAACCGCCGTTACGGACGCTCAAAAATCCTGAGTGTGATGGTGGACAGCTGGCGGGATGCCTCCGGGAAACTGTGGGAGCCGAACACGCTGATCCCGATAGATATTCCGGTTCTTGGGGTGACGGATAAATTCTGGACGCTGTCGGATGTGACCTATCTGCGGGATGCCGGCGGGACACGTGCGACATTACAGCTGATGCCGCCGGAAGCCTTCATTGCTGAACCGTATGAATTTTACCAGGTAATAAGGGTGTGACGATGAGTGATCAGGTCCGCGATTTAAAAACCCGGATGTCGATGATGATTGGTGCCGGTAAATCCAGTATCACCAAAGATGACGGGGCGATTCAGACCATCCAGTACAGCACTGCGCTGGAAGTCCGGGACGGCACTTACCGCATGACAGAGTTCGGTTTTTCGTCCTCCCTGCCACCGGGGTCGGATGTTCTGATCGCCTATCTCGGCGGAAACCGCTCCAGTGCGGTGGTCATCGGCAGCAATCACCCCGGTTCCCGGCATACCGGCCTCTCTCCGGGGGAAAGTGTGATGTACAACCTGTGGGGCATGTACATCCACATGACAGAGGACGGCATTGTGATTGAGGCCAAAGATAAAGATGTGACCATCAATAACGCCGATAAGGTGACGATCAATGCCAAAACAGAAGTGGTGCTGAATACGCCGATCCTGAAAGTGTCCGGTGATGTGATTGATAACTACGAAAGTAACCCGTCCACCCTGAAAGCACTACGGGACAGTTACAACACGCACAATCACGATGTGGAAAATGTGGAACCGGGCAGTGCCACCAAAACCAGTAATCCGATTAAGGAGAAAGTCTGATGTCTGATATTTCTTCCTGGTGGAACGCGGATACACTGCGGGCGGACTGGATAGTCGGAAACGGTGACCTGCTTTCCGGTGATGATTTGCAGTCAGCGATTATGATTAGTCTTTTCACTGACCGGCTGGCGCACAGTGACGATGATTACGACGATGAGTACCGGCGGGGGTGGTGGGCCGATACCGGAACGGATGGGTTTATCGGTTCCCGTCTCTGGCTGCTGAGACGTCAGAAACTGACCACACAGGTGGCAAAAAAAGCCGAGGATTACGCCCGGGAGGCGCTGGCATGGCTGATAACTGACGGGGTCGTATCTGATATTCAGATCCGGACACAAATAGTGTGGCCACAGCGGCTGAACATGGTTATCCGCTATCACCGGCCGGACGCCGGTGCGGAAGATCTGCGTTTTTACTGGGTATGGGAGAAACAATAAATGCCGTTTAAGCGTAAAACACTGACGGAGCTGCGGGAGCAGAACCAAAATTTCCTGCGTAATGAACTGAAAGAACCCGGCGCGCTGCTGCGGTATTCCAATATGCGGGTACTGGCGGATATGGATGCCGGTATGGCGCACCTGCATTATGCCTATCTGGATTACATTGCAAAACAGGCAACTCCGTTTACCGCAACGGATGAAAACCTGGCGGGATGGGGGGCGCTGAAACGGGTGTACCGCAAACCACCGAACAAAGCCACCTGTACAAAGGTTCAGTTTGATGGCGTGCCGGGCAGTATCATTCCAGCCGGAACGGCGATAACCCGCGGGGATGGATACCGGTACCAGTCTGTTACTGAGGTCCATATTAATGCTGACGGGAAAGGCTTCACGTCTGTTGAAGCCATTCTGCCCGGCATTGACGATAATATTTACGGCGGCGGCGCGGCGGGTAACTCACCGGCCGGGACAAAACTGACGCTTGAGATAGCGATATCCGGAGTATCTTCAGATTGTATTGCTGTTGCTCCGATCACCGGCGGCAGTGATATTGAGAATGAAGAGGCTTTCCGGCAGCGGGCCCTGCATGCGTACCAGAAACCACCGCAGGGCGGCAGCGATACAGACTATGAAGGCTGGGCGAAAGAAGTGCCGGGCATTTCCCGCGCCTGGGTAAAACGCCGCCTGCTGGGGGCCGGGTCGGTCGGCATTTACATTATGTGTGACGGCAACAGCAACGGCGGCTTTCCGCTGGGAACTGACGGACCGGCTACCAAAGAAACTTATTCAGTTCATGCGACCGGTGACCAGTTGCGTGTTGCAGATCATATCTGGGATGTGCAGACGGTAACGGCGCTGGTGTGGGTCTGTTCACCTGTCGCGAAAAAGATAAATTTTGAAATTGAAGGGCTGAGCCGGGCAACCTCGGAATTACATCAGCAGATAGCCAAAGCCATTGATGATGTGTTTTTCAGGGACAGCGACCCGACCGGCGGCGCAAAAATCTATCTTTCTGATCTGCAGTATGCGATTGCTGATATCCCGGGCACCACCGGCTTTGTCCTGAAAAAACCGGCTGAAAATATAGTTCTGAGTACCGGCGAACTGGCGCAGCGCGGGGAGGTGTCATACACATGAATTACACCGCTGACGATTACACTCAGGCCATGATCGGACTGGCACCTCATGGTATGGCGTGGGACTGGCGGCCGGGGTCGAATATGCATGCTGTTCTCCGGGCGCTGGCTCGTGGTTATGAGGCCTCGGATATTGACGCTGTTCAGCTGCTTGAGGGGGCATTTCCGAAGACGGCCACAACGTTATTGCCGGAGTGGGAAAAAACGCTCGGACTACCGGATGATTGTGCGATCGGGGAGATGGACACCATTCCGAAACGACAATCCGCAGTTCTTTCAAAACTGCTGCGCACCGGCGGGATGTCAAAGCCCTATTACATCAGCCTGGCGGCCGAGATGGGTTACACCATCACTATTACCGAATTCCGGCAGGCAAGGGCAGGGCTGTCGGCCTGCGGTGATGCACTGAACGGTGATGAATGGCCGTTTGTCTGGCGCATCAATGCCGGAAACACGCAGGTGACATACGCGGTCGCCGGCGGCAGTTACTGTGGTGATCCGCTGCGTTCGTGGGGTGAACATTACCTCGAGTGCCAGTTTAACCAGATTTCCCCCTCTCACACGATCCTTCAGGTCGGTTACGGCCAGTAAACCCTGACTATCAACGACTAATTATCACCTTCACTGAGTGAGGCTTTGTTATGAAAAAAATTGGTGATGTCACCAGTACCGCCGATAAAAACGGCGAGTGGACAAACGGCAACGTGGCCGCCGGTATCGCACCGACAATTCTTGAGGCTGGCTGGCTTAATTCCGTTCAGCGGGAAATTCTTGGTGTGCTGGTTGAGGCCGGTATTGCGCAGGATAAAAATAATGATAACCAGCTGAAGGACGCGATCAAAAAAATAATCTCCGGCGGTGACTATGCAACAAAAACAGAAGTAAACAGCAAACTTGCCAAAGACCAGAACGGCGCAGATATCCCGAATAAAGATACCTTTATCAAAAACCTTGGTTTACCGGAATTGCTGGATAAGAAGTTCGATAAGACCGGCGGGAAGATCACAGGACAGACGGATATTGAGGCGCCTGGCGGTCGCACCCAGACGCTGAAAGCAAAAGCTGGTACATCGGTATATCAGGAGTTGTACCTTCAGGACACCTTCGCTGCATGGTGGGGGATTACCGCTGGTAATAAGTTAAGCCTGGAAAACAGGATTACAGGCAATACGCTTACTATCGGTACTGATGGTTTCAAAATTGACGGTAAAAGTATTGTTACTCCGGATCAACTTTTCGGTGTCGGACAAACCTATAAAAATCTGACAGCCAGCCGCCAAAATAAAGTCTGGTATACCAACACTGACAGCAAACCTCGCATGATTCATGTCGAATCGAATAGAACGGGCACACAATACCCTTTCAGTATTGATATTCAGGTTATTGATGCGAATGGTAATAACAGGGTTGATTATCGATGGACTTCTGCGGATGAGGTTGTTTCCCTGAATGCACTGGTTCAGCCGGGTGAGCGGTACAGTGTTAACGGTGGATGGGGTCAGCCCACAGAATGGGTTGTTATTAACAGATGGGTGGAGTTGTCACAATGAGATATTACAAAACAAAAAATAACGAAGTTTATGCACTTGAAGATAATGACTCTGCAAAAGAGTGGATAAAAGAAAAGGTGACTGAAATCACCAAAGAGGAAGCGGATAACATCACCAATCCGCCGCCAACCAAAGAACAATTGATCGCAAAAGCAGAATACGATAAACAGGCACTAATTGACGAGGTTCAGGCTGAAACTCAGTTACTGCAAACAAAACTGGCGCTTGGACGTATCAGTGATAATGAAAAGGCTCGGTTAAACGCTTGGCTGGATTATCTGGACGAACTGGAAGCGGTGGACGTATCCACCGCCCCGGATATTAACTGGCCTGTGAAACCGGTGGTGTAGGCCATTCAGTACCGGCACCGGCGGATGTGTCGGTATCAGTGACTTTCACACTATAAATTTCCCATTCTGTCAGTTTTGTCCGGTCTGTTTCAGTCGCCATGCTGAGGCGTATTTTACGCTCCAGCATGGCAATTTCCTGTTCAGCTTCTGCCAACAGCGACTGTTTCTGACTTTCGGCAACAGCGACCTCATGTGTGTGCTGTTCTGCTTTATCTGTCACCCACTTTTTCCCGTCCCACTTATCAAAAGGCGTTTGCGGCTCAAGTAATGTCAGGTTATCCGACAGTGCACCGACGGTGTTTATCAGGACTTTTTCTTTTGTGGTTTTGTCATAAGCGGTTTTACCGCGATGGTCTTCCACATGCAGCCAGCGTTTACCGTCCTCACTGCGGACAATGGCAAATCCCGGTGCGGGTAATTCCGGTTTATCCGGATAGGCATCAGCTTTCAGACTGAATCCCAGCGGTACCTCATCCATGCTTTTGCCGGTATATTCCCGTGTCAGCGGGTGGCAGCAGTACACCTCTGCCCATCCCGGAACCGTAGCCAGCCCGTTTTCATCAAATACCGCGTACTGAATTTCAGTATTGTAATCTGCCATTTTAAATAACCCTCGTAATATAAATAACCGCTTTGTTTACCGGTCTGAATTCATTTGCAGTGCTTACCTGACGGGATGCATCAAAAGAATACGCTATAGAGTTCCCGCCTGATCCTGCGGCGCGACCACCTGAATTGACGGAGTGCCGGAATACCCCCTCAGAAAAATCTCCGCCCTCAATCGTCGGATTACCAAAGCGGCCGGTCAGGTTCCGCATAGCATCGCTCTGGACGCTGCCCAGTGTTCGCCCGGAGTCATAACCTTTTCCGCTGTCCAGTGCCCGTTTAAACAGCCCCCGGTCGTCGGGAAGTTTCAGCCCCGGAAAGACTTTGGCAAGCTCCGGATGAACTGATGCACTGAATGAACGGCCGTCATTCGCTAAAAAGTTTTCAGGGATAGCGGCTGTTGACTGCCATTCGATAGTTGCGCCGACCGGAATACCCACTATGCGGTTCTCACGTATACTGCCGTTATTATTTAAATAACGCGCGGTTACAACAGCATAAGGGTCAACATAAATCTGGCCGGTGTCAGAGCTTCCTATCCCCGATGAAATGGAAATCCCTTTGATATACTTCACATTGATGTCGCCGGAAAACGCGCCACTAAATCCCATTCCGGGCATTTCAGTAATCGCATTTAAGGTCAGATAATTGCCAGCAGGCTGCTTTTTATTGAGTGCATCAGTCACACTTTTCTGGCTCATAACATCTTTTGTTGACGTACCTGTCCCCTGAACCACACCACTTTTGGCCGCTTCTCCCAAACCAAGGTTTCCGGGAATGCAGCCATAACCGGATAAATTCGTAATAATCCCGCCATTACAGCAAGCATGAGGAAAAACAATGGCGGTCATCGGCTATATCCGCGTATCAACAACTGACCAAAACAGCGATTTACAGCGAAACGCGCTCATCAGCATAAATTGTGACCAGATTTTTGAGGATAAAATGAGCGGTAAAACCGCCGTCAGACCGGGACTGAAACGGGCATTAAAGGCCATTCAGCCGGGCGATACACTCGCAGTGTGGAAACTGGACAGGCTCGGGCGCAGTGTCAAAAACCTGATAGCGCTGATATCTGATCTGCACGAACGCGGCGCACATTTCCGGTCACTGACGGACAGTATCGACACCAGCACCGCTATGGGGCGCTTTTTCTTTCACGTCATGTCAGCACTGGCTGAAATGGAACGCGAGCTGATAGTGGAACGGACGCTGGCAGGATTGGCCGCAGCGAGAGCACAGGGCAGAGTCGGCGGACGACCGGCGGCGCTGACACAGAATGACCGGGAGCAAATCAGTCGCCTGTTGGATAAAGGATATTCCCGGCAGCAGCTGGCAATTATTTATGGTGTGGGGGTATCGACGATTTACCGGTATTTTCCGGCCACGACGTAAATAAAGAAAGCCGCGCTGGTGGATGTTCGACGCGGCAATCCTTATATGTATCAGCCAAAACTTAACCGGATATAGCTGGGGCATAAGTCCAAATCTAATTTGACAGATAGCCCTGTACCATGAGATGCAGACTTTACTTTTTCTTCGTCCTATCAATCATAGGGGAGATTAATGAGTACTATTAGTTGTTAATCAGCATTACTATGTTTTGCCTGTGCCTCATGAATTAAATGATTGGAGTTATGACATGGATATTAAGGGGTTTCCACCGGGAGTAATGGAACATCTTGGCTGGTATGTATACCGACTAATTGACCCAAGGGATGGAAGTACCTTCTATGTGGGGAAGGGGAAAGAGAATCGTGTATTTGCTCATATGCGTGGTGAGGTCGCCGCGGCTGATGATGATGAATTACTTAGTAACAAACTCAAGCAACTTCGAGAGATAAGACTGGCTGGTCTTGAGGTCATCCATGTAATCCACCGACACGGTATGGCTGATGAAAAGACTGCTTACGAAGTTGAAGCTGCACTCATAGATGCCTACCCCGGTTTAACTAACATCGTGAACGGTGCTGGCAGCAACGAATATGGTGCTGCACACATCAAAGAGTTAATTGCAACATATCAACCTGAAACAATCGTGTTCAAACATAAAGTCCTCATGATATCCGTGAACAGAAGTTCAAGGGATATAGACCTCTATGATGCTGTGCGTTTTAGCTGGCGTGTCAGTGTTGAGCGTGCCCGCAAGGCTGAAGTTATACTGGCTACAGTTAGAGGAATTGTGAAAGGGGTGTATGTGGCTGATGAGTGGCTTAAATCTACCCGTGAGAACTTTCCTGAGATGCTTTCATGGGATGCTGATGATGAGTTTGAATCTACCCAAAAATCTCGCTTCGGGTTCCGAGGAAGAGTAGCCCCCCCTGATATGTTGCAGCTTTACCTGGGTAAAAAAATTCCGGATGATCTGAGAAAGAAAGGAGCTATGTCTCCTGTGAGATATTCTCCCGGCTTTTGATATCTGAATGGGGTGGATTTCTATTCATAGCAGCTTTTCATTCTTGGTCGCTCATAGCAGTCTGCTCCGTGCCAGAAGCGGACGTTAGCAGCGTTATGATATGCTATAAAAACTTAAATAAACGATCTCTGCTCTAACTGTTAATTTTAATCTGCTGTCTTACCTCGCCACCGTTTATTTGACTCAGATATTTTTTCGGTATCCACAGAATCAACTATACCTTGCTCAAACCTAAGAGAATGAGAGACTGAAAGAGAATGTTTTGCTTTTTTTATCTGGTTATTAACTGAATGGTCATCAAACATACCCATTTTTTGAAGTCTTAGTTTTATTGCTAACTGTTGCTTAGCCTCTGTCCTATTTTTGGGAGGTAATTTTATCGCCTCAAGTTCTTCCTTCGTTACTGGTTTAACCAAAGCTTTAGATAAATTATTTATTTTTGTCATTGATTTTGACATAAAAAAATATCGCTTTGACATGAATAGCTCTCCGTAATATAAATTCAAAATATAATTACACAAAAAACACTAAAGTGATAGTGCTTATAAAAATTATTATCCCCATAATACAGAGCAACTATAAGCATAGCTTTACCCTAAATAGCTGCGCCAAATAATAGGTCACCAGAAGGGAACTCAGTCCGGATTGTGCGATCTGATCAATCGCCAAACCAATCAACACCACCAACCGGACTAATTGGTCTGTCTACTATTGGTGGGTAGGATCACTTTAGCATTAGAGGTACATGCTCATCGGGATGCCTTGTCCTACCTCAAGAGCTGCTTTACCCATCCATGTATCATGAACAACAAATCCATATTTTTCAAAATGCTTTTTGAGTGGTATGTCAGCAGCGGTAAGATATATTTCCTGAATACCTTCTTGCTTACAATACTGTATGGCATTCTCCAGAAGCTCGGCGAAAAGCCCGAGGCCATGATACTCCTGGAAGTCATATTTTTGAGGGGCTACAGGTTCATATGGATTGACTAGCATTACATCGACGATCATTAAAATATTAGGGTAGGTGTGTGCTAATATGAGCTCTACCGTCTCTTTCTCATCTAGTTCTGGATCCTGAACTTCTCCATGCACGTATAAAATGTCTTTAATAACATTTTCTTTTATATGTCTTGATACTTTTTTATATAATAACGGGTTGCTAGTTTGACATTCCTTTCCAAATATAAACTTATTTTGGCTAGAATTTGCATTGCAGAAACGGTCCCACGCTGCAATACCTATCTGAAAAAGATCATTTGGCTTATTTCTCGCCAGGTATTCTAGTCGATCAATTCCATACTCTATGAATTTTACTGGGTTAGTGAATTTTTTGGTTATTGATTCAGAAGGAAGTATTGTGTTTAATTTTTTCTGGCTTTCCATAATGTATACCTTTTAATTACCTCATAAAAATAAGTTAATCCTGCACCAAGAAAGGTAACATCGCCATAGTTTATTATCTGATCTATGACGAATATCAAGTATAATCGTATCGGAAGAAGGGCTAGCGAAAGATTATGCCAGTAGATTTGCTACAGATTTTAATAGCAGTTCTGGTGATGCTATGGTCTAGCATCAGGAAAATGATGAACCATGTGTTATGCGGACACGATACTTGATCATAACGACAGTTCTTCGCTCATAGCGGACTGTCGGATTTGATTTCAATGAGTAATACATGTGACGCATAAGATTAGTAAAAATCAGATTGATGAGACAGCCAAACTTCTTTATCATTAACTGTATATATGTACAGTTAGTCGGCTTTGAGTATGAAACTTGTCAAGATCAACGATGATGCAATTCTGACATTGCCTCTGTTCCTGGAGCATGTCCCGGCCGGGTTTCCGTCACCGGCGGCGGACTATATCGAGGACCGCATAAACCTGAACAGTGAGCTGATCCGGCATCCTGAAAGCACCTACCTGCTCAGGGTTGAGGGCAGTTCGATGATAGATGCGAATATCTTTGACGGTGATGTGGTTATTGTGGACAGCGCGGTAACTGCAGTTGAAGGTGATATTGTAATTGCCAGTTTTGATGGTGAGTTTACTGTCAAAAAATTACAACTGTTACCGGCACCTATGCTGATCCCGATGAATCCGGATTATCAGCCTATTGCAATCAGCAGTGAACAGGATTTACAGATTTTCGGTGTGGTAACTTACATCATCCACCGGGCGCGGTAATGTTTGCGCTGGTGGATGTAAACAGCTTTTATGCAAGCTGTGAAAGAGTATTCCGGCCAGATCTGACAGGAAAGCCGGTCATCGTACTGAGCAATAATGATGGCTGCGTGATCGCCCGGTCAGCAGAGGCAAAAGTCCTCGGCATTAAAATGGGGGCGCTGTATTATGAATGCCGCGCCTTTTGTCACAAAAATAATGTGGCAGTATTCAGCTCAAATTATGCGTTGTACGGCGATATGAGCAGCCGTGTGATGACATTGCTCTCATCCTTCGCACCCGCCACAGAAATCTATTCTATCGACGAAGCCTTTCTCGATTTTACCGGCATGACCAAGACATTCAGCCTGGAAAATTACGGCCGTGAGATACAGGCTGTCATTCTACAGAAAACACACCTTCCGGTCGGTGTTGGTATTGCACCGACAAAGACACTCGCAAAACTCGCCAACCACGCAGCAAAAACATGGAAAAAAACCGGCGGGGTAGTCGACCTTTCTGATCCGCTGCGCCAGCGTAAATTGCTGGCTTTGATACCGGTCAGTGAGGTATGGGGTATCGGCAGGCGCATATCTGCCAGGATGAATACAATGGGTATCAGTACGGCATTAGATTTGGCGAACGCCGCACCGGCGACTATCCGTAAAACCTTTGGTGTTATCACAGAGCGCACGATGCGGGAGCTGAACGGGGAACCCTGTATTGAGCTGGAAGAAGTAAGAAAGGTGAAGCAGCAGATCCTCTGCTCCCGGTCATTCGGTACAAAAGTGACGGACATTACCACCATGAGAAAGGCGGTATGTGAATATGCCGAACGGTCAGCGGAAAAACTCCGGGAAGAAAAACAACGCTGCCGGATGATCGGGCTGTTTGTGCAGACCAGCAGGCACGCGAACGGACCGGACCATGCGGACAGTGCAAACATTTCACTCGAGTATCCCAGCTGTGACACGCGGGACATCATCAATGCGGCCATGAGAGCACTGGATAGTATCTGGTGTGACGGGTACCGGTATTATAAGGCTGGCATCATCCTGTCTGACTTCACGGATTCAGCCGTAACTCAGTTCGATATGTTCGCCACCCGGCAGCCATTCAAAAATAGCGATGAACTGATGAAGACCATCGACACGATCAATAACAGCGGTATGGGACGCGTGTGGTTTGCCGGTAAGGGCAGCGACAACGGGTACAGGATGAAGCGCGAAATGCTGTCACCGGCATATACGACAAATTTCAATCAGTTGCCGGTGGTGAAAAGTTAATGTGTCCATTTAGGCGATGAAGCGCGTTGAGATGGAATACGTTTTTTAATGAACCAATAATTGAAAATACATTCCCCAAAACTATCAGTGGAATAGTGTTAAAACAATAGGTTAGGCAAAGCATTCAAACACCTGAAAGAGTATTCTTTTTAATGGTTTTCAATAATAAAATTATGCAGTTATGTTGATTCTTAGTATCTACTGCTGCGCCACATGGGCTGGTTTGAGGCCGCTGACCTAATCGTTAAAGGAATGGAAGGGGCAATCGCTGCCAAGACCGTCACTTACGATTTCGAGCGTCTGATGGAAGGCGCTAAACTCCTGAAATGCTCAGAGTTTGGTGATGCAATCATCAAACACATGTAATTAAGTTTACAGTAAAATAGTTAACGGGAACTGATTAGTTCCCGTTTTTTATTGTTCAGTCTGAAACGGTTATCAAAAAGTTTGCAAAATGATTTAGCAAAACGGTATGAAATTTGTACGGTTTTGGGGGCTTACAATTTGAACTTGCAATGTTCTATCAAAAATGAATATACCGGCCTAACCAACTGATAGTTAGATTTTCTATTGTCATATCCATTATTTATTCTATGTTCTCTATGCTTAGCTGTTGTGACTAATATTTTCTCCTTCGCCCTAGATAACGCAACATAAAAAACGCAATCATTTTCAAATTTCTTTTTATCATAGTTCCAGAAAGCCTGATCCTCTAAACCCAGAAAAATAACCACCTTATATTCTAACCCTTTGCATTTATGTACATTCATAACTTGTACGGAATTTTCTGCCTGAAACATCAGCGCAGCTTCGTTAAGAGAATATGTTGCGTCTATTGTATAGCGCAAGTGTCGTTCAAGACTGAGCCAGACCTGACCCCAATAATCAGGGGACTTATATTGATTCCACCGCCCCACCATTTTTTGCAAACCAAAAAAATTTATCATATCCTTAATATAATATATCAATAAATCAGGGGTGGGCGAGTCACCCAACATTTCTCTATTTGCTGCTATTTTATCCGACAGTCCTTTAATCAACGAGTCTTCCTTTTCCTCTCCACGAGTAACCCTATGTAAAGTAAGGTATAAATCGCAGAGTTCAGTATAGCTTGATGACGATCGTGATGTATAAACCTTGAACAGATCGGCAAATATTCGCCCTAATGGTTCTTTTAAGACATCTTGCAATTCCGACATATCAAGGTTTCTAACCCCTTTCATCGTTAACTTATCTCGGAGTTTTTTCGTATATTGTTCTGACTGCTGTTTGGTTAGTACACAAATCTCTTTTTCTTTAATGCCGGAAGCTATAAGAGTTTCTATTTTATTAGCAATACCATCAGCTTCAGAAATTTCATTATTATAATGATGGATAGTACAATTATCGATATTCTTTGTTATTGGTTCAAAGTTGGCATCATTTTGTACAAAGTGAATAAAGCATCTCAAGACTTCCTGAATTTCTTCACTGGCTCTAAAATTTTTTACCAATAATTTTCTGGTGGTTTTAAATTCTCTTTCATAGTCTTCAAACACTGTTTTTCTGGCGCCAGCCCATAACATAATACTCTGGTTGATATCACCTACAGCTAGCAATTTTGTTCCTCTGTCTTTAAAAAGAATTTTAATCAACTCATATTGATCAGAACGTGTATCTTGAAACTCGTCAATAAAAACATGCGGATAGGTAAAAGAAAATAGATCAACAATATCTGCTCTATTTTTTAAAATCTCTACAGCCAAATTTATAATTAAATCAAAAGATAACTTATCCTTACCATTACTGGCTTTGGTGTTGAAGACTAAATCATAACTATTTAAAGGTCTTTTATTCTCAGGTAAAGCATCCTTAAAACGGTCAACAATACTCTTACAAAAAGCATCGAAAGTATACGAATCAAAACGCTCGCCTCTTTGCCCACATCTTTTACTCACTCGCTCTTTGATATTCTCCTGCGCCTCTTTCTTATAAGAAAGGCATAATATACGTTTAGGCCACATGCACTTTTCGGTCTGCAGTAAGTAATTCGATTTTTGCGCTAAAAGTTCTGTTTTACCCGCTCCTGCACCGGCAAGTACAGAAATGGATTGATCACAAAGGATAATATCCATTAACTCCTGTGTCGGTGTAATGCCTTCAGAAGGTTGCCATTTTATCGTCATTCAATAACCTCCGCCAATAATGCTACTGTCTTTTCAGCAATCCTAATTAGCACTGGAGGCAATTTTGCCCTTATTTCATCTGGCGTATACTTTTCTTCAATTTTAGAAAACATTCTGATATGTGATGCAGGTTTACTTTTGTTGGATAAAAAGCGATAGCGATACCACAGAAAATATTTTAAATAATCAGCTGGAAATCCGTAACGAATGCCGGAGTTTCCTTTTTTCAATACTGCTTTTATTAGTATATCTTCTTCACCTTCTTCACCTTCTTTTTTCTTGGTACCTTGCGGACCTCTTTCACCATAAACTTCATCTTTTTCACAAAAAATATCAGGGAAAGCTTCAATCATTGCATAGTCAATATCTAGAGGAGAAGAAAAATAAACATTACACTTTTCTAATTCATCAACAATATTTATTGTCGCTTCATCTTTGCATTTAATGGTAAACTCTATTGGATTCTGTGTGTCATCCCATGACGGTATAAGTCCAGCAATATCTTTACAGATATAGGTGCTGCCAATTTCACTAAGTTCAGCTAATTGTTCAATAGTATATTTAAGTCGTCCAAAACCACCACCATTTCTATCAATATCAAAATCCAGCAAAGTAATAAATGGGATCTGCAAAGACCTCAACAGACGCCAAAAATGATTCACATGACGTCCGCCAAGAGGAACAACAGATATGGAATGACCATCAATTTCCGTTGAGTGTAGCTCAAGCACCTTAGGTATTATAATTTCCTCGCTGTCTCCCTCACCAAATATAACCAGTTTGGAAAAATAGATCTCTGGATACGCTTTTACCGCTTCTTTAATAAACTTAGAAAGCTCATCTTTTTTTTCCGGCAGAATTAACGAACTCACTACCGTGCTTCTTGAATCCTTATCCAGTCTGAAATGGCGTATTTGTTCAGGCTCAATTCGACTTAAAATGGAAGAAGAATGGGAAGAAATAATAACCTGACATAATTCATTACAACCATAATCTTTCACCAACTTAATTATTCTGCCTAAGTAATGAGGTGAAAGGTGGTTTTCAGGTTCTTCCAAGGATATCATACTAAAAATCGGCAACCTCATCTTTTCAGGATTAAAATTAGAAGCTTCTCCTGAGGAAATCAATGTGCGGGTCTTCTTATCAATATCAAACATTGCCTTGATAAGAGAAAAATAGACTAATGATTTTTGTCCATCGCTTAATCGGTCTACATTTACTGTGTTGCCACTTTCATCTGGATTAAACTGAAGCTGAATCAATTTCAGTATTTCATCGATATTAGCAAGTGGAAAGCTAAGCGATGCTTGGGATAAATAACGCCCCTTGTAGATATTCCCCCAACTGGCGTTAATCGCCACCGCAATTTCTTTCATTGCAGGATTGCTCTTCGTTAATGCGTTTAGTTTCGCCGCTTGCTCCTCTATGACATCCTGACTATCTCCAACCCATTCAATCGCCTTTAGCAACCGACCAAGCACCGCCTTCGATGAATACTTCAATTGCAATAAGGGATCTCGATTGGCTGGAACATAACTCACTTGGATGGCGTTTCTTACAGCAGCGGAAAGCTTCTGTTTACTGCTCTCCTCAATCACGTCATCACTGGTGTTAACTACCCAGATGTCTTCATCAATATCCCCCATCGGGTTTGCTTCAAAGGAAAGTTTACTCTCTAATCGCACTCTAAAAAGAATGGTTCCATCAGATTTATCAATGGTGAGGTGTTCAATTAAAGGAGGGATAGAAATTTTGCCTTCATTTGGTTTAGGGAAGCTAAACCAAGCTTCTATGATTAAACTTTTGCTCTTTTCATCTTTCCCACCATCCGCATTATAGAAATCATTTATTGATATACTACGCAGTGAATGATCCACCGAAAACAGTTTATTTAGCGCTTCCATAGCCGTACTTTTTCCAGTACCGTTATGGCCAATAAATGTGGTTAATTCATTGTCAAGGTCAATGATTTGAGGATTTTGATTCGAAATGCTTTTAAAACCGGAGATAAAAATTTTCTTAAGTTGCATTTATCACGCCCTGATTATACAAGCACGTAAAGCTAAAAAGGATCAATTCATCATATTAATTTCATTATTAAAAGCAATGAGTTAACATGCTTAATGTCAACAAAATAAGCTTAACTACACGCTTGTCACGTAAATTCTTCAACAGCCAGTTGCCTGCTGTTTCCCTGCGTCGCATCTCTCCCTTCTGCGATCTTCTTGACCAACTCCCCAATGAGGAATTAGCAATGTCCGCTCTTGGCACAAACCTGACTTATGACCTGGAAAACAAATATACGAGTTCAACTATGGGCCAATAGAATTTTATATCAACACCCTTATCCAATCTTTGCCACGATCATCATGATATTTATCAGTTTGTTGCTGGTTTTTATGGCCAAGGAGGTTTTTGGTATTAATTCCCTGTTCCCGGTATAAACGCTCCGATAATGACCGCATTTCATGAAATGTTGCCGGTGTTCCTTCTCCCCAGTCGATATTGGTTTTATCCCTGGCTTTTTTAAAGTTGGTGGTCAGAGTATTTGCGGTTACCTGTCCGCCGGGCTGTGACTGTGATGTGTTTCGTGTGTAGTGGACTAAATATTTGCTGACGTACAGATCACGGCATCCGGCAATCACATCCCGCAGGCTGATATTGAGTGCCTGACACCGGAGGGATAGGGGGATAGCAAGCCGTGTTCCGGTTTTTTGCTGGATGACATGCAGATGGTCATCCCATATATCACGGAATTTCATTTCTGAAATATCTCCGAGGCGCTGTCCGGTAACAACAGCCAGCAACATGGCGTTCCCGAGATATTTATGGTCCTTACAGGCGATATCATAAATTTTCTGCCATTCTTCCAGACTAAGTCGCTGCCGGGTGACCTTTCGCCGTGGTTGCTTTGTTGCGAGGGCAGGGTTATATCCGGGCGGAACTTCACCGGCATGCTGTGCCTCTTTGAATACATCGATTAACACCGAACGGACAACCTGAGCCATCCGGTGCTGACCACTGGCCTTATACTGATCCAGAATATCGGCAATATCACGGGCATCGACTGCCGGTAATGGTTTTTGTGACAACGCATGACGCATCAGTGCTACAGGTTTCTGTTTCTGCTTAAAGGTATTCTGTTTTATTTCACCGTCCGCCAGACGCTCTGCCTGGATTTTCTGGTACCGATCCAGCCAGGTGTTAACAGTGATTTCTTTGCCTTTTATTTTCGCCATCCGATCACTGATCGCCATTACCTGACGGCTTCGCTGTTCAGCCAGCCGCAGATTAGCCTCAACCGCAATTATTTTGGCCTCTTCCTCGTTGTCACCGAGATAATGGAATTTCCCGGTGACGGGATGTCTGTAGCGCCAGTACACCTTGCTGGTTTTCCTGCTGAAAAACGGGTACAGGTTGGGGATATCGATATTATTTTTACGGGGTCTGGCAGCCATCAGTTAAAATCCTTTGCAGCCTGGGATTGTCACTTTTGCTGATCACCGGTGAGATTAAATTACCGACAAGTTCGGCATCTTCTCTCACGCGCCAAATACCACCTTCTTTCTGTGCCGGTGGGAAAAACAGACCACATCGGGCGTACCGCTGTAATGTTCCCAGTTTAGGCGGGCGGCTCCTGTACCGGTCTTCTGCCCACTCATCCAAAGTTAACATTTTCATAGTCACACTCTGCACATCACCGTATACGATTAAGACTGTTCAGATATAAGAAGAGCGTAGCTTCAGTGAATATTTCTTTTTTTAATAGTGTCTTTTATTGCTTTTTTTATAGCCTCTGTAGTCGTCCCTTCGCTGGCAATATGTTCACCGGTTTTTTCTAAAAAAGAGGCTATATAAGGTGAATTTTCAGGTATGTTGAATTCCTTACTTACCTCAACATTAATGCAGGGTGCTTCATTTAAGGTCACAGTAATATTAATCTTAACACTTGGGTTATCCTGTTTTGACATAGACAGTTCCTTATCAGTGATAATGATTTTATATCGTATTAATTTATTTTTTCCCGGTGCGGGGCAGCAATAATTCCGCCGGATAAACGGAATAAAATAATTTTTTAACCGGCTGTAATGTATTTAATTTCTGGTTATTGACAGTATGGTTTACTGAGCATTTTCAGATGCAATTGCCTGATACATGTCTGTAAATCCATTTCTTATCAATGTGATGACTTTCAGGGATGGCTCTTTATCATCCGGACTTATTTTCTCCAAAAAATCGACAGCGATTTCCTGAATATTTCTTGGCAACTGACTAAAGTCCATTGCGTCTGTCTCCTCAATAGAATTTGTTATTGGCGATTTAAAAAATTGCGGCTGGCAGACGGACATTATCATCGCTCCTCCGTTTTAAGGTTCAGAGCTGCACAGCCGCGAACAAGGGATTACACCGTTATTATTTTGTCGCCTTACTCTTCACACAGTTATTCAGATACGCAGCCGTTACTGCGGTTGTACTGTTAAAGCACAGAAGTCTTCCCATCTGGCGATGTCTTCATCGAGGCGGGCCATAGTGCGCTCGTGGTCACGGATCTCTCTTTGGCGTTCAGCACGGAGTGATTGCAGTTTTTGAAGCGCCCGGGCTTTTTCAGTGATCCACGCCGCAACTTCGTCTGCTGACATATTGTTGGTGGTGATGATTGGTTCGACTTGCATTTGGCTACCTCATTTTTTTACCTGAGTTAAATATAGCAATAGGTATTTAATATAGCAATAAGTATTTTATTTATTGGTGGGTAATTTAGTGTAACCAAATGAATTAAAACAGAAAAAATATAAAATAACGAAATTTAATACTCTATGCTATCACGAGGGGAGGCGGAATTTTCTTGCAATATAACGCTAGATGTTTAAAGTATATCTATATAACTGTATATTTGTACAGCTATATGATCCGGTGTTATATTCGAGAGGAATGGGACAATGGTGATGGTGCTAATGAGATGCGGAGTTGGTAAGTATGAAAAGGTTTTTACTGATGACAAGAAAGCCTCTGATTATCTTCTGAAGTCTCGGATAAGAAATACCACCACACCGAGGAATTCTGCGGCAGATAGGTCAACTAATGGAACGCGCGGATCGTCAACTGAGAGAAATCCATGCTCACCACCGTCAAGGAACTTATAAGCAGAAATATTCCCACCCACTTTTGCGATAACTAAATCACCTGTTCCTGGTGATATTTCGTAATCGGTTATAGCTATGCTTCCGGATGAGACATCAGAACAGCCTGTATTGCGGTTTATAATGTAGGCTCGGTATGAAGAAAGTGGCTTTCCGACAGGTGAGAGCACGAAATCTTCAGTTTTCCCTTTCTCGTTCCAAACAGGAATATTCAGTGACTTATCAATTTGATATGGCGACTCTTTATTCGGGCTGCTCATTTCTCCAACCCCGTTTGCAAGCCAGTCTATATTGACTGCAAGCGCATTCGCGATATCCACCAATTTCACCGATCCTTTGGCTTTTCCGTTCACCAATCGCCAGATAGTGGGTTGAGCGACGCCAGATGCCTCCGCTAAAGAAGCCTGAGTCATGTCACCTCGGATTTTCATAGCCTCTTTGAGGCGCTCTGCAAGTGTGCTTTTCATGTACGCGAATTTATAGCCATGAGTATTTAATTGCAAACACGAATTGCTATTGAATGAATTAATACTCATTGCTATTATTCCCTCGTGATTATACGAATGAGGTTAAACATGAAAAATAAAGCGATCCAAAAGGCAATCAGTATCGCTGGCGGACAACAGAAACTCGCCACGTTATGTGGTGTCAGCCAGCCGACAGTATGGCGTTGGCTTCATGGTGGCGGTATTGATGCCAGATTCGTGATGTTGATCGTTAAAGCTACTAACAATGAAGTCTCCCCTCTAGATATTCGCCCCGATTTAACCGACTTAATGGCGATGCATCGACCGCAGACAGAATAAGAATACATGGTGACCATGAAGGACATAACTACAACTCAATCTGAAAGTGAGTAGGCAATGAAAAACCAATCCCTGAAAGAAGTTGTAAGAGAGATGTGCAGTCTGGTCCCCGGAGGACGTGATGCAATGGCCGGTTCTCTTGGTTTGTCTCTGACGTCATTCAATAACCGGTTTTATGAGAAAAACGGTTGCCGGTTCTTTGATCACCATGACCTGATGGTGATGCAGGAAGTCTCCGGAACTGTGCTGTATGCCGAATACGTCGCGGCTGAGTCCGGAATGCTGCTGGTAGACAGTCCGAAAAAAAGTGAAATCGGCCGTACTGACTTATACGAAAAGAGCGTCAGGGCATCCGTTATGCGCGGGGCTGTGGACCTGTGTATCAGTAAGGCTATTGAGGACGGAGAAATAACCACAGGAGAAGCGGATGCAATACGGACTGCACACTACAGAGATATGCAGGCCAGAACAGACGAGGTTGAATCCACGATTATTTTATTTACCCGGACTCAGAAAGGGTGAAGCCGGGAGTATACGGCTCCCGGCTTCGATCGCGCCATATCAATTGTGTGAAGAGATAAACGCATGAGCAGATTAACTCATTCAATACCGGAAAGGCAATTCAAATGCATAGTTACCGGCAGTGAACCACTTCGTTATGTGGAAAGCATACAGGGTGGTGGTACAGCTGACAACTACCGGAAAAAACCGGAAGTGGTAGACCGGCAAAAGGTGGAGGACAGCTGGTCACAGTTTTATTACCGCAGCGGAGGTCAGGATGCCTGAAGAAACAGCTGACAATCTGAACCGGTATTACACCGATAAGCGGGGACGGAAAGTTCACGTTATCCGGTATGACCGGGAAAACAGCCGGGTAATTTTCATGCGTGACGGTTATGAGCACCCGTGCTTTGAACCGCTGAAAATTTTTCAGGAACGGTATACACGCTGTCCGGATGAGGTGAAACCATGAGCATGATTTTAACTGCACGGGCTTTGCAGATAAAAACAGGCAACCCGCTGCGAAAACTGGTACTGGTCAAACTGGCGGACAATGCCAACGACCAGGGGGAATCATGGCCGTCTGTGCCGTACATTGCTGAGCAGTGTGAAATATCGGAACGCTCAGTGCAGAACCACATCAATGCCCTGGTGAAAATGGGGCTGGTTCGTGTTGAGTCACGAAAATCGGCCAACGGTCTGAACCAGTCAAATATTTATCATCTGTGCCTGAATGCTACCGCTGTGAGTGGTGAATCTCCTGCACCCTGTGGTGCAAATCCTGCGGGGGTGAGTGGTGCAAATGGTTCCCGGACTGGTGCAGCAGATGCACCGGGTGGTGCAAATGGTTCCGGTAGTGGTGCAGGAGCTGCACCCGGAATCAGTCATGATCCAGTCATAGATCCAGATAATAAAAATATTAATCCTGTTCGCGGGAAAGCCAAAAGCAAAACCGTAATGCCGGAAAACTTTGCACCGACACCAGAACACATTGAGCAGGCCAAAGCCGCCGGTCTGGACATTCAGGACGAGTTTCAGAAGTTCAGCGATTACCACGCCAGCAAGGGTACGCAGTATGTCTGCTGGAACTCCGGTTTCAGATACTGGCTGAATACGGCCGCCGGATTTAAACGCTCTGCGGACTCAAAGAACATCGACACCACCGAGTGCGATGAAGTCTTCAGAAAAATGTTCTCATCCTCCGACTGGAAGCCAGAAAACCGCGTACAGGAGCTGGTCGCAAAACACAAATCCTACATTGGGCGGATGAATGAAATTGCCGGACGAGCAGCATTTCGCGGGTACTGGAAACAGGCCACAGAGCAGGCCGCAAAAGAACGGGAGGCTGCGTGATGATGCTTTACACCCGAATTGCGGCAGAGGAACCGGCCGGAACTGAAATCACCTCCGGGTACATCATGGAGAAATACGGCGTATCACGCAGTATCAGCCAGTCAGCTGTCAGGGTTTTAGCGAAGATTGAAGCGGTCACGCCGACCCGGTGGCGGGGGAATGACCGGATGGCTTTCCGGGTATTGCCGGATGCACAGGAGAAAGTCCGTGAATATGAGGAACTGGTGGCAGCCTGTCGGCGGGGAGTAAAAAAGGTCCGCTGTACGGACCCGGTACCGGAAGAGAACCGGGCCACTCTCACCGAACGGGAATTTGTATCCGTCTATAACCGGTTGTTTACGGCCTTCACGGCAAAGCAGCGGGAACTGAGAAGAAAAAACGGTCTGGCGATGTGAGGCGCAGTATACGGCTGCGCTTAATGAGCGGAGAGATAAACGATGAGCAATCTGATTATTGTTGACGGTATTAATGTGCGCCGGGACATGGCCGGTCGCTATTGCCTGAATGATTTACACCGTGCCGCCGGGGGTGAAGAGCGCCATAAGCCATCTAACTTTATGCGGATGGAATCAACACAGGCATTGTGTTCAGAAATCGACCGATGCTCAGATATGAGCATCGCCTCTGTAAACACCATTCGCGGCGGTACGGAGCAGGGGACATATGTTGCCCGTGAGGTTGTTTATGCCTATGCCATGTGGATAAGCCCGCTGTTCAACCTGAAGGTTATCCGCACGTTCGATGCGGTGGCCGGAACACAGCAGGCGGTACAGCTGGCCGATAAGGTACAGGCAGGCGCTATCCTGCTGGAGTCTATGGCGAAAACGCTGAATCTGTCGAATTCCTCAAAACTGGGCGGGTATCAGAAACTGCAAAAAATGGCTGGTCTTCCGGATCTGGCTCCCTCCTATGCGATTGATGCACCGGCGGGTGCGGTAGATGGCTCCAGCAGACCGACAACCTCTCTGACTACGCTGCTGAAAAATCACAATGCCGCATTGTCTGCGACCAGAGCATACAAACGTCTTGCTGAACTGGGGATTGTCGAACAGAAAGCCCGTCCGGGTTCGAAGGGAACACAAAAACTGTTCTGGTCTGTTACATCAAAGGGGCTTCTGTACGGCAAAAATATCACATCTCCGGCGAACCCGAGGGAAACGCAGCCGCATTTCTTTGAGAGCAAATCAGCGGAACTGCTGGCACTGATGATGACTCCGGCGGTGGCCTGATGAATTACCTGTTAACCGGCTTTGTTCAGAAAGATACCCGGATCCTGATGTTTAATCCCGGTGCTGAGATTTGCAACTTCCGGAACGGTGCCCGTTATGTTGTGAGTGCGGCTCCCCGTTCAATGGATGGC